CCGGCTGCTTCGTTACTGCGCTAACGTAGGTGCAACCAAGAAACACGCCAGCAGGGGTGTTAGAAGTTGTTCCAACGTCTTTTTCGATTGTGCCGCCAACAACTCTCTTTACGAAATCACCGTAAAAAATATTGGTTGCGTAACCACTTGCAATTTCCATCTGAACAGTGGCTCCAGAATATACTTGTCCACCGATCAGGTTTATGGGTTTTAGCCCATAAGGTCCGCTTATAGTAGGGTAAGCCATTTAAATACTCCTTTAGTCTCTTCTGCCTCTGCTTGTGGACGACTTGCGTTCACTGAAAAGAGGCATACGAGGATCATTTTCTCTCATTAGATTAGAGTCTACAGCGGCTGTCTGGGCATCTGTGATCTTGCGGTAATGAGCATTCCGCTGGTTCACAAAGTCCGTAGGCATACTACAAAGCACTAATCCGCCAGTTTCAACGAGTCCTGTTGTCCTACCCGAATACTGCAATTCCGGGTGATCTTCTCTTTTAATAGGAATCCAGCCCTCTTCTTGTTTTGACATCATGTTCCGGTCATCTACCTGTCCCTGCATCATCTTTCTGATCCAGCGATAAGAAGTGCCTTCTACTTGTCTTGGAACTGGAAGTAAAGACGGAGGTGTCCAAGCCGTTTTACGTTCCATTGTTGTGCGAGTTATTACATCCCGTGGGGTTCTATCGGACATTGTTAAGCTCCTTGGCAGCATAAGCCGCATAAGTTTCTAGTGGAAGGTTAAGTCGTTTAGCAAGAGCGACTTGAGACTTTGTAAGCGAGATTTTTTTAGTACCCGCTGTACCTCTAGAAGCAGAAGCAACAACATTCGCGGCAGGTCTCTTGGACCCGAATTTTTGCGGGAATTCCTCCCGGATGCGAGCGTTTAAGCGCTCGAAGTAGATATCTGAACCGGCAACGTATCCAGTCTTAACTAGATCGTCGTGTATTCCAAAAGCTGCGCCCCGCATAACTGAGTCTTTATCAAACCAGTCATTTTCTTCAACCCATTGCTGGGTGCGTTCATCAGGAACAATCTCAGGTTGTCTTTCTACCACCTTTTGTTCATGATGTAAAGGGGCTTGATATTGAGGCTGATAGTTGTCAAGTTCCCTTTTATAAACAACATTTTCCGACAAGAGTTTTTGGGCTGCAATAATGCGGTCAGTATCACCCGCTTCAAAAGCATCCTTATACTCGCGCTCTGCGTGAGCCATCTGAGCTGCGGTTCGCTGCTTGCTTGACTCTACAAGCTCTCGTTCACCAGCAGAAAGACGGTCTTGCAGTTGTTTGTTATGAACTGCTAGTTTCTGTGTAAGGTTAACAGCTTCATTATTCTCGCGACCAAGACGCTCTTTCTCTCTGCGCTCGTCATGATAAGCCCGACTTAACTCTTTAATGCGCTTCTTTACATTATCGGAGTACTGAGATATCTCATCATCTGAGACATCCACATCTCCTTTTGACCGATACTCTTTTCCCCTATCAGCCTCCGGGGTATCGTCTACGACCTCTATTTCAAACCTCTCTTCTGGTTCGTCTGATTCTGTTTCATAGTTCTCGTCCATAACTCCTCCTTATATGCGGGTAACAACCCGTGGGTCTGCAACAACAGCTTCAACAGTGTCATCGTTAATTAAGCGAAACTCTTGGTCACCTTCGGGCGTGGCAATCTTGAATCTCGTACCAGAATAAGACCTCATAATAATGTAGTCACCTTCAGCACACCAAGGACCGTCTGGAAACTTATCAGGATCTTGATACGCCATAGAGCCAAGAGCAACAACAACGCCTACAATTGATGCCGTCTCCTCTCTACGCCTTTGGTCTTCCGGTATTAATATTTTTGAATCCTTAAACTCCTTCTCCTTCTTTGGTATAGCAATCAGGATTCGGTAGCCCTTGGGTATCGGTAGTTCTAGCTTGCTTGCTTCAGTCATCAGGTAAATCCTCTAACAGTCTTAGCACTCGCTGGATACCACGAATCTCGCCCACTATCTCTCGATAGGAGGCGAAATCTTCAACAGGATTGAAGGCGAGTGTATCCTTCAATGCCTCCTGATCTTTACTCAGTTCACGATGCAGATAATGTTTAAGCTCCACTATCGTTTCCTGATTTCAATGCGTCTGAAGTTAATTTAGCTTGAGCAGAACTTCTTTTTAACTCCCTATCCAGAGTTGACTGGGACAGGTCTGAACTAAGCTGCAGGTTTTCTAGGGTCTGTTTGATTTGTAACTCATGCTCTTTGAATTCCCTATTCATTTGGTTATCAGAGAGTCTTGCTTCTACCTGCATTGATCCTATTTCTGTTTGCGACTGAATACGCAGGCGCTCTAATTGATCCTTGCTTTGCAATTCTTCCCTTGCAAACTCTAGATCTGCCTGATCTTTTGCTGCCTTTCTTTGCTGTTCTGCTTGCTTCAATTGCAGCTCTTGCTGCTGCATCTGAACCAGAGGATCTTGTTGAGCAACGGCTGCTTGCTCTTGTTGAGCTTCTGCCTGATCTTTCTGAAGTAGCTTGTCTGAGGCATCGGCTATTACTTTGGACAAAGCCACCTCGATATCTTCTGGCAACGGCTCGTCCGGCGGAGGAAGTTGAACACCCAGCATCTTCTCGATCTCTATCCGGTACTGGAACCCAGCATGTTGAGCAACATGAGACTGTAAAGCCGCCTGAATGGTAGGAGCTTGTGGGTTTTGACCGATCAATTTCTGCATCTTTGGGTCCATGATGGCGTTTAAATGCACCTTAATATGGGACTCATGGTCCTGATGAAGGAACGCTTTAACCGGCTTTCCAGACAAAATACACATGTTTTCTGACACCGGATCTTTGGGTTTAATGTCATCTTCTACTGGAACAAGCTTCTCTACGTTCTTGATTCCTAACACTTCTAGCATCTGCCTATGAAGCTGCGGCAGGTCATAGATAGCAGGGGCGGTGGTGGCAAGTTGCAGGGCTGCTTGGTACTGAACGACCCGTTGAGCCATTGTTGATGCGTTAGGGTCTGATACAGGGATGATTTCGACTATGTCGTAATCCTGTTTCTTAGCCTTTCTTGCGTTAGCTGCAGAGACATCGACCTCATAGGCATAGTCTTCAGGGGTGTAATCCCGAACAATGCCTGCTAGGAGTTTAAACTCTTGCTTCATTGCTGCATGAACACGGGCTTGTACTGCGCTCATGACCTTTAGCGTCCTCTCTAGGATCGCTAGGGTCGTCCCAACTGGGGCTTGAGCTGACATATCCCCCACTTTCAGGTCTGCAACTGAAGCAAACTTTCTCCCTTCTTCTACAATGGTCTGCAAAAGCTGATAAAGGGTAGCTGAAGGCTCTTTATATGGCAGAGGGATGATCGAATCCTTGATTGTCATCCCAGTTACGTCCACATCTCGCCATTCTCCCGGTGCTATAGGGGTATCGTCACCCTTAACACGCAGGTCTTTTGATTTAAATCCACCCGGAAGGTTGGATAATGTCCCAGCATCTACCAATTGACGCAGAATTGAGGTGGCAGACTTAGCAAATCCACCAACAAGATGGATTAATCCAAAGCCATAGAAGCCAAAGCCGGGAATGTAAGGATAATGGACAAAATGCATACGCTTTTCGCGTAACTTGTCATCTTCTAGGTAGTTTCTGCGGATAGATAGGATCTCACCGGAGGAAACAATGGTGACAACATAAGGAAGAGCAATTCCATCTGGGTCTTCATACCCCGGCATATCATAATCAAGATGCACTTCATAGATAAGCTGACGATCATCCTCAATAATGTTAACGCCGACCTCGTCATCTTTCTTTTTTTCTATTTCTGTAACGGTTGTATCAGGGTCTCCAAGCTCTATATCCCGATAGAAACCAGCAACCATTAATTTGCGGATTAGGTTTGGGGTCTTACGCATTCTATGCGTGACTCTTGGCGAGGAAAATAAATCAGACGCACCATAAGGAACAATTACGTCTTCTGCTGGGACAAACATTGAGACTTGACGGCAGAGACTTGGGTCATAATAGACTTTCTTAAATGCCGATCCTGAAATCGGCAGATTCCAAAGAAGACGCTCATGCTCTTGGCGATACTCAACCATCTTCTCAGTTAATTCATAGTTCATGTCTTCAGCAACACGAGCAGCAGCCTCTTCTTTTTCAGGGGTGATTGCTCCAATAATCTTTGTTTTTACTGGACCTGACGCAGGGAATGTCTCAATAATTGTCTCTGACTGAAACTTAACTACAGACTCAGCTAGGATAGGATGAAAAACTCCACAAGCCCCATCCCAAGGCTCTGTACGGTCTTCTATCTTTAATCCCAATAACTCCAGACCTTCTTTATACGTTCTCTCCCATTCTTTTCTGGAGCTAACGTCTGTACGAATGTCGTCTAATATTTCCGATGAAATAGATTCCAGATCTGCCTCTGGAATTATCTCTGCAAGATTGTCATCAAAACATTCAATATTAATTTCTACAATAACGCTGCCATCATCTTCTACTGGTAATTCAAACTCAACAGCTTCTTCCTCTGCAGAATCCAGTCCTACCGGCAGGTTATATAATGATTTACTAATCGCCATGATTTATCTTCCTATTTTTTGACTGGTGGATAAAGTCTTTAACTTCGTCTGTAGACGGAGGGTCATACATTGGCAAGTCCTGCTTTGCCAGTTCCAATAAATACTTGTTTGTCTTTCTAAGTTTCTGTTGTCTGCGTAACCATTTTGCTGGGTCTTCTAGGAATCTTTTGATTCCATAAAGCTGCCACAATAGATACCCTCTGACCGTCCCTATGTCCAAGAGGTCTTTTGGTTCTAAAGATATTTTTACCCATTTAGTAATACGCTGCCTTTTTGGGAATAAACATTTTATCTTCCTCATCTGAGGAGAGATGAATAAATCCGCCTCGTCTAAATCTGAGCAATGCTTGGGTGGTGGAATCAACTAAGTCATCATGATCACCATTGGGAAAGGAAGCAACCTCCTCTACCAATTCATCTGCCCATCTTGTCTCTGGTCGCCATACCATTCCTGAAGCAAATAGATCTGACACTGCGTTTACACGCGCTATCTTATCTGACCCTTTCCCCGGTGTATATTCCGAAACAGGCAGACCTGCCTTTCTCAGCTCATATATTAACGGCGCACCCGCTGCTTTCTTCTCCACCAATAGGGTGTCAGGGTTCCATTCCTTCCACAGATCATAGGCTGTACGCTTGAGTTCTGGGAACTCCATGCGCTCTTTAAACGCATCAAGCACAATAATATTAGCTTGTTCAATCCCGTCTATTTCCCTATAAAAGACCCCCCATGTTGTACATGCGGAATAATCTGCCCTGTTGGTTTTCTCGAATGCGGTATCCCAAGACTGGATGATGTAGTCAACCTCTGGGGGTTTCTCTCTGTCCCAGATCTTCCACATCTCCCGCTTGATGATAGCCCCACCCTCTGAGGTGGGGTTCTGCTGGTACTGCGCTTCCCACTTAGCTACCGGGAGTTCTGCCTTGATAGCTTCTAGTTCTTCTTGCTTCCAGAACTCAGCCCACAAGGGCTTGCCGCTAGGAAGCAGGGCGGGTAACTCAATAACCTCCCAGTCTTCCAAGTCTCTCTTAATG